GGATTGACATTGACATAAAGTATGTAAGATGTGTCAAATGTGATAAACAGTTGACAAAAAGATGTTTTAAAAAACATTTAGATGCTTGTAGAGGTGTCCCGAAAAACACTTGTAAATTTTGTTTTCGTAGCTTTAACAAACACCAAGGGTGTTCAAAACATCAAAAAATATGCAAACGGAATCCGATGAACATGGACGATGATGACAATGTAACTGAATATTCTTTATTGGATAATCAAGTCGTTGAACCGACTATAACTGACAAAACGAACATTAATGCGAACATGCATAACACGAGTACAATGCATGATAGTATTAACATACATGGAAATCGTAATACCGCAAATATTAAAACCACAAACAACTTTTCATTCAATTTCATTGGTCATGAGGATCTATCTCATCTGTCCAACGAGCCTAACTTTTTACAAAAGCTAAAAAGCTACGGGAAAAATGGTGTTTATGGTGTAGGAAAAATTATAAGCTCCATCATATGTGATCTAGAACATCCTGAAAATAACACTTTGTTGAAGCCTAGAGACTTCGGATCAGACGTATTAGTCAGAGGTTGTGATGCAGATCCAAACCATTTGGAATTTCGTGATATATCTGACGCGTTAACGAAACTTAAGGATGTAATGATGCCAAGATACCTTCAGTATGTATGTGAATATATTCGCAAACATAACATCAATCGTCTACTAGATGTAAAAGAAAAATCTATTATTAGACAATTATTTCATATCATGATTGTTTTAGACATTGATGTCCCTGAAGAGTTGGAACATCTTGTCGATATAGATGATGACAAAGTGGATAACGACCGAAATAATGACTCTTTATGTAACTCGCATAATACAAAGCTGAACAAATCTGTTGCAAGATCAGCATACGAATTTACAAAACAAAACTACAAGAGAAAGAATGGTAAATATGCCATAAAAAGCTAAATACTTCTAATGAATTTCCAATTGAGGTCTTCACATATTTTCTTCCATATTTGCTCTTGTTGATGAAGTTTATCTCTACTCTTTAACAAAGGAAAGTTTTTTAAAAACTCTGGTTGATCTAAAATTTGGATGAATTTGTGAAGCACATAACTATAAGACAAAAAGTTTTTTCGGTTGTTTGGACTATATTTTAAAAAAGGCACCTGAATCTCTTTGAACATGTTTTTTAATTTCTCTTCTAATTCGGGATTCAAATGAGGGTTGGGTATACCTGTAATTTTATTTAAAATGTATGGTATATGTTCGTAATATTTATTTATCTTATGTTTTTTTAATATCTCTCTTATTTTTAACGGAGTTACTGATGCAAGATTATATATTCGCTGTTTGTTCAATTCTAACATAATCTTATTAAACACTTCTTCAGGGATATCCGTCGTTTCTTTTCCTTGAATTTGATTAAGCCATTCGGAGAAATGATTAATTCTCTTGTAGCTAAAATAAGAGATCTCTTTAGGGGGGTCTTTGTAAGAAGGCTTTTCATTGTCGGTAATAATGTTCTCCACTGTAAAACAAGTTCGACAACATATGATCCCTTCGTTCACCAACACATCCTTTGTATTTCCATAACAATAAGAACATTTAGAGGAATTCTCTTGAGAAATATTATTGTTGATATAATTCTTATCCGTAAAGCTTAAATAATCATCCAATAAATGAAAACGACTCGTTTTGATATTCTTATTGGAAATCTTTTCTAAATCTTCCTTGTTTCCTTTTGTGAATAAATGCGCTATTGTTAAACTATCCTCGTCATCATTGTCTTTCCTGAAATTTGTTATTCCACCCTCATCCGTATTGTTCTCCAATAAATTATAATAGTTGAATAAAATGTCGCTTGTGTTTACATAATACTCCAACTCATTCTTGTTACAATTAAGCTCACCAATCTCATTTTTAAGCAAAATTTGTTTCTCTTTTAAAGTGATCATATTTTTTATTTCTTCGTCCGTTAATTCACAATTTGGCTTTATTTGTAACGCCTCTAAACGATCGTGATTGCTTTTGTGCTCATTATAAATATTTTCTAATTTTTTGTCATTGTCCTCAAAACTTTCAACCATTGACCTGTGTCGAACGTCTAATGTGGTATTAGATATTTGGTAGTTACAATGTCTTTTGGGATTATTTCGTTGTTTTATTTTCATTGAAAATATAGTGTTGTTATAATAATATTTTGTTGTGTTTTTAATTTGTTTTTTGTTTTTTTTTTCTTACATATAAATATAATAATAATACAAAAATGGGTGGTGGAGGCTTAATGCAACTTGTCGCTTACGGTGCCCAGGACATCTATTTGTCCGGAAACCCTCAAATTACCTTTTTCAAAGTGGTCTATCGTCGCCACACTAACTTCTCCATGGAGTCTATTGCTCAAACTATAAACGGCACTGTTGGTTTCAACCGTAAAGTGACCGCTACCATCTCTCGTAATGGTGATCTTATCAACCGTATGTGGTTAGATGTAGACCTTCCTACCCTTACCGGTGGTACATATAAAAAATGGGTGGGTCACAAGCTCATCAAGTCCGTTGAGATTGAGATCGGTGGTCAGCGCATTGACAAGCACTACGGTGATTGGCTCCATATCTGGAACGAGCTCTCCCAGACCGCCGGGCATTGGTCTGGTTATGAAGCCATGGTTAACGGTGTAAAAGCTGACGGTACTCTTTTAAAATCTGACAGCGCTCTTAGTGCAGATGCTCGTACCGTGTATATTCCCCTTCAGTTCTGGTTCTGTCGCAACCCAGGTCTTGCTCTCCCTCTCATCGCCCTTCAATACCACGAGGTCAAGGTGAATGTGGAATTCGCTTCTCTTTCTGAAATAACTACTGAGACCACTGAAGGTACCCCTGTTGCTACTGTTGCTGGTGGTGAACTCAATGGGTCCCTCTATGTGGACTATGTCTACCTCGACACTGACGAGCGTCGTCGTTTCGCCCAGGTATCACATGAGTATCTCATCGAACAGCTCCAATTCACCGGTGACGAGGCTCCCTCTCAAAGCATCAAGATGAACTTCAACCATCCCGTAAAAGAGCTCGTGTGGGTCGAGGTTGATTCCTCGGATGACTCATACTCAAGCACCTACACAAAGGCACAAATCACCCTCAACAGCCACGATCGTATGTCCGAGAGGAAGCCCATGTATTATCAGCTTGTACAACCCTATCAACATCACGAGCGTGTACCAACCGTTTCTCCTATCAATGTGTACTCCTTCGCTCTTAAGCCCGAGGAGCATCAACCCTCTGGTACCTGTAACATGTCTCGTATTGACACTGCTACCCTTAAACTTCTAGGCATAGATACATCCGCCACTAAATCTGTCAAGATTTTCGCCACCAACTACAATGTGCTCCGTATCATGAGCGGTATGGGTGGTCTCGCATACTCCAATTAAATGTATTAACATCGTTTCGTAAAAATTATTAACATCGTTTTGTAAAATATGTTAATTATCAAAAAAAAAAAATATTTTTTATAAAAATTAAATGTAAAAACAAAACATTTAATTCATAAATGCAATAAAGGAATAGAAAAGATACGCATTGTAAGAAAGATCGAAACAGATTATAAATTTATATTTTAGGAATATGATACAACAAAACATTATACCGTATGAGATGACTGTTAAAATACTATTTTTAAAATACACGAAAAATAGACTGAAAATATGAAAAAAAAATCTTAATATAATAATAATACAAAAATGGGTGGTGGAGGCTTAATGCAACTTGTCGCTTACGGTGCCCAGGACATCTATTTGTCCGGAAACCCTCAAATCACCTTTTTCAAAGTGGTTTACCGTCGTCACACTAACTTCTCCATGGAGTCTATTGCCCAAACTATCAATGGTACTGTTGGTTTCAACCGTAAAGTTACCGCTACTATCTCTCGCAATGGTGATCTTATCAACCGTATGTGGTTAGAGATCGATCTTCCCAAACTTAACACCGACTCGGTATACGATGCATGGGTGGGTCACAAGCTCGTCAAGTCCGTTGAGATTGAGATCGGTGGTCAGCGAATTGACAAGCACTACGGTGATTGGCTCCAGATCTGGAACGAACTATCCCAGACCGCTGGACATTGGGCTGGTTACAAGAATATGGTAGAAGGTGCTAATATGGATGCGGACAATAAGATTACATTTCCTCATTCTAATGATATTGATGGTGACGAAAGAAACGATCGTGTGGTATATGTCCCGCTTCAGTTCTGGTTCTGTCGTAACCCAGGTCTTGCCCTCCCTCTCATCGCCCTTCAATACCACGAGGTCAAAGTGAATTTGGAATTCGCTTCTCTTGCGGATATTGCCCATACACAACCCGAAATGACCGATGGAGATGGCGATCCTATACCACGAATTCTTGCTGTAGACAGCAATGGTTCCTTGAACGGCTCTTTATATGTGGACTATGTCTACCTTGACACTGACGAGCGTCGTCGTTTCGCCCAGGTATCGCATGAGTATCTCATTGAACAGCTCCAATTCACCGGTGACGAGGCTCCCTCTCAAAGCATCAAGATGAACTTTAACCATCCGGTGAAAGAGCTCGTTTGGGTTGAGACGGGTCTTACTGGTAAAGTGGGTGATTACACAAGTACCTACACAAAGGCACAAATCACCCTCAACAGCCACGAGCGTATGTCCGAGAGAAAGCCCATGTATTATCAGCTTGTACAACCCTATCAACATCACGAGCGTGTACCAACCCAGTCTCCTATCAATGTGTACTCCTTCGCTCTTAAGCCCGAGGAGCATCAACCCTCTGGTACATGTAACATGTCTCGTATTGACACTGCTACCCTCAAACTTACAGGCATAGATACATCTGGCACTGACACTAAATCTGTCAAGATTTTCGCCACCAACTACAATGTGCTCCGTATCATGAGCGGTATGGGTGGTCTCGCATACTCCAATTAAATATGTTAATTGTAAAAAAAAACAAAAAAATAGAACTCCAATATACTCTTTGCGTAGCAACTCGTTTTTTCGAGGAGGAGCAGGAGCAGGATGCGACGGCGTACATGGCTGTGTGGAAGAGAAGAGCTCATGCTTTTATACCCTGAAACTCAACTACTTGTTTTAATAATTTGTTACCATAAATTAATTCTGTTTTACATTCAAATTGATTAAAACATGGACTATTCCAATTAATACATCTCCATTTTCCATCTTCAATATCTATCGTATTTGAACGAGTGATATCGTTGATCAATAAACATTTTTTGAAAGATATATTGTTGACTAATTCTTTTAAGAATGATACGATTCTTGGAGTAGACCAATGTTGTAATACATCTTTAATAATGATTAAATCAACCTCTTTGCGAATGTATAAACAAATAGCATCACCATCAATTAATTCAAAATGAAATTTATCATTTTCATATTTCTTTTTTGTTTCGGTAATAATTGATTTTGAACAGTCGTATCCAAAATATTGAATGGGTTTATCATTATAAATAGCATCCAAACATTGGCCATCTCCACTGCCAATATCTACCACATTTTTAATATTATAAATATCAATGTAATTACGTAAATATGGTATATAATCATTTTTATTGAATTCTATAGTGCTTCCTTCACCGCTTCCTCCACCATACCAATGTTGGCTGGAATATATGTTGTCAAAGACATCATTTAAACTTATTTCGTGATTATCAACAGAACCCATGCTTTAATATTAAATATGTTTCAATAATTATCGTTGAAATTATATATATATTTAACAATTTAGGGTTTCTTTAAACCTCAAACTAAATAATAATGTTTTTCTTTTATTAATATTGAATTATGACTTTTTCTTTTTGTGAGAGTACATTACCCTCTTCTGAATATTTATTTATTTTCATACCATCTTAAGTATCTTTCTTCTCCTTTTTCATCATTTCTTTCTTTCTCTGATAACGCTCTCTTCCCTTTCTATTTCTCTCTTAATTTTTTTTCAGATATAGAAATAATAAAAATAAAAAATAAAATTTCAAGAAAAATTGTCAAGAAAAATTGATAAAATATAATTATCATACATGACCTTATTTTAAATTAGTTAATAATTTGTTTTAATTGTTAATCAGGTTTAAAGATTATGATTAGTATTTAATAAAAAAATTGAATAATATATCATACATACACCATCATAAAATAAATCAATGTATATATGCGTACACGAAGGATGTAATAAACGACCGAATTTCAACACACCAGGTTCATCCAAAGGTCTGTATTGTTCAGATCACAAGAAGGATGGAATGGTTGATGTAAAAAATAAACGATGTGAACACGAAGGATGTGATAAACAACCTGTTTTCAACTTACTCGGTTCATCTAAAGGGCTGTATTGTGCGATTCATAAAATGGACGGAATGGTTAATGTGAAAGATAGACGATGTGAACACGAAGGATGTGATAAAGTAAATCCTGTTTTTAACACACCTGGTTCATCCATAGGTCTGTATTGTGCTAGTCATAAACTCGACGGGATGGTTAATGTGAAAGATAGACGATGTGAACACGAAGGATGTGAAAAAAGACCACATTTCAACACACCTGGTTCATCCATAGGTCTATATTGCGCGGATCACAAACTGGATGGAATGGTTAATGTGAAAAGTAAACGATGTGAATACGAAGGTTGTGATAAAATAACACCCTCTTTCAACACACCAGGTTCATCCATAGGTCTGTATTGTTCAATTCATAAACTCGACGGGATGGTTGATGTGAAAAGTAAACGATGCGTACACGAAGGATGTGAAACAAGACCAATCTTTGGTTTTCCTGGAATATCGGCATCGAGATGCAAACAACATATTGAGGATGGAATGATCGCCTATCCCAAAACCAAATGCTCTTATGAAAAATGCAAATCCCCAGCCTTATTTGGTGTTGGTAGACCTGAACGATGTGAAGAGCACAAAGAACCGTTTCATCTCAATTTAGTAGAGAGACGGTGTGTTTCATGTGGTCTTCTTTACATACTTAACAAGAAGAGCTTTTGTGGGATCTGTGATCCTGACGAGTTTAACAAGACACGATTAGCAAAACAAAACCAAATAAAGAACATGTTAGATGTCAACGGATACAAATACGAGAGTTGTGACCGTATGATTGAACATGGTATATGTTTCTCTTATCGACCTGATTTTGTGTTTGATTGTGGAACACACTTTGTGGTGTTGGAAGTGGACGAAGGACAACACAGAGGATACGATTCCAAATGTGAAGATATAAGAATGATAAACATATACCAAAGTCTTGGATTGACAACTAAGTTCATACGATACAATCCAGATGCCTATAAGATAGGCAAAAACAAAAAAGAACCGAGTTTTCATCATAAAACGAAAACACTTAAAAAAACCTTAGATTGTGCATTTGGAGAAACACCCGTTGCTCCCATTAGTGTTAAATACATGTTTTACGATGATCGTGAAAATACAGTGTTTGAAAAAGTGTGTATGAAAAATTTTAATTTGTAATTAAATTCTATATCTGAAAATACTTTTTACAAACCAATGAATATTTTCATATTATTTTTTTTTGTCCCTCCTCAAATACTCATTATACAGGGTGAGCACCAGTGTGTGTTTTTATTTAATTATTAAATATTGAGACATATAAAATGCTTTATAAATGTGATCATTGTATTTACTCTTCTAAAAGATTGTCCAATTTAGTTAGACATCAAAATAAACTATTCCCTTGTAATGTGTGGTAAATACACCATGAAAGATTCTTCATTTTGTTATGATCATTATTTAAAAAACTGTAATGAACAAGAAAGTTATTTTTGTACTATATTGAATTATTTTAATTTTTTAATGTATTATTTTTATGAGATAGAAACCAAAAATATGAATTAAACACTTAAAGATTGTAAATTTTATAAATTCGTCCATTTTCGATAAAAGTTGATTTGAATCGTCAATGAGATAATAACACATAAAAAATAAAATGTCTTGTATTATTCATAAATTACAATTTCATACTGCGACTCAACAATGTATAATGTTACAATGGAGTGTAGACCAAGTTTACAAAACACAAGAAGATACATTTACGATATATTTATTGTCTTACGATGAACAGTATGATAAATATACTGAAAAAATGTCATGGAAGCGTACATTAAAGATTAATGACGGAACTATCCTGTACGATTGTTATGAATTCATTCCGACAGGCATATATGTAATTCGTGTTGAGAACAAGACAAATTCTTGTGAAGTAAGAGTGATTGTTCCAGCGCTCGCAATACT